TATCTATGCTTTTAATATGCCTATGTAGAACCTTAAAAGATTCTTTGTTTAAATCTAGGAAATTTTGTACTTCTTTTTCTATCATACTGTTTCACTTGGTTGAGGCATTGATTGGTCTAATGCTCCCATTTGTTGTCCTTGTGTTATTTGTGCCTGTTGCGCTACTGGTGATACTTGTGGCATATCTTCTGTCATTAAGTCTGCTGGAAGTCCAAGTACATCAAATAATTCTCTGATAGTCTTTTTAATAGGCATTCCTGCGCTTGCTAAAGTTCCAAGTATTCCTTGCAAAGCCTGAGCCATTGAAGCCTTGTTTATATTCTCATCAGTTATAACAACTTTAACATCGTATTCGCTATCAAGTAATTCGTCTATTATAGGAACATATCTATCTCCACCTTGTTTTGCGAGTTCATCCATAGCCTGTTGTTTCATTAAGACATCCATACCAGGCATTACTTGTTCTCCCATTGAAATCATTTGGTTTAGTTGAGCATTTACCATATTCTCAACTAAAACTTCGTCTATCTTTTTAAGTATCTCTGGGTCTCCTGTTATTCTTTGTATTTCTCCTTTGCGTTTCTTTAGTTTCTTAACTATTGCTGGTAATACTTTTGTTTGTAAAAATGATTCAAGGTCTAAGAATATCTCTTCAATTCTTAGGTTATATCCTTTGCTTGTCCCTTGCTGTTCAATAAGAGCATTTGTGGCTGGTCTGTTTGGGTTTTGTTGGTCTTCGTTAGTCGTTCCAGTTACTCTTGTACCCCAAGCATAAGCTCTATCTTCATCAAGATAAGAGTTTTGGTCTACTCTGCCAGTTTCAATGAGTTCTACACTTGAACTTTGGTCTAATTTAATTCCACCTGTTGTGAATAGTCTTTTAAACGCCTGTGGTGTTATGTTCCCCTTTAATCCAAATAGTCCTAGTGAAGTTACTCTTGAACGATTAAGCCTTGTGTTTACAACTTCATTAAGATAAGCCTGAATATTGAATAACATTTCAGGAATACCTCTTCCGTCTGCTCTATTTGGTACTTCTTTGAATTTAAAGTCTTGGTATGGGTAATCTTCTTCTGATATCTCTTCTATTGAGTGAACGATAGGTTTTGTTTCTATGTTTGAAATAAGAGCCTTGCCATAGAAATATGTATCTTTGTCGTCTTCGCTGTTAGTCAGACATGTTTTAGGAAACCAACCTATGCGCTGATATAGTTCTACGTAAGGAATTTCACTTGAATTTGAGTCTGGATTGAAAGCGTCTGTTGAATTGCCAACTACCTGTGTTCCTTTTACTTCACTTGCATTATCAAGGTTTAGTTTATCAAACTCTGGCTTTGTGTATATGTATCTTTCAGTAAACCCTGAACTTGATTTAATCTTTTCTATTGATGGGTCAAATATCGTATTAAGTCTGTCTACTATACAAATGTTAAGTTCCCCATCTTCTTCTTCAAGTTTTAGGAAAGATGTTCCATCAGTTGTACAGCGTCTAAGCATTCCATTGATAGTCTTTCCAAATCTCATTCTGTCTAATTCTTCTTTTAACAGCATTCTAAGTATCTCTGACTTTATATAAGCCATTTTACTTGAGTTCTTTGCTTTCAAAGTAATATCTTTCGTGTCAATGTCTATGTTCTTTAATACATTTTCAACTACCCATTCTGTAAAAGGAATAAATATCTTATTTCTTCCTGTTATAGGGTCTTTTGCATTCTTAAAAAAACCTAGATAGTTCTTACGAGCCTTTTTAACAACATTGCGCATCATAAACTGCGTGTCATCAGTTACGAAGACAGCCCCCTCTTCCCAGTTTTGTTTCTCGGATAGAGTTATTTTAATTGCTTCTTTCTCCCCTATGTTTGGTTCGTATTCCATAATTTTACCAGTCTGTTAATGGTTCTTCTAATTTAAATTCGTTTTGATATGCTTGTGCGCCATTAAAGCCATATCTTATAGCATCCATAGGATTACTCCATTCGTGAACACTATCATTAGGAACATTGATTACATTTCCGTTCTTGTCTATTGTGAACAGATAATTCCTATAAGCCTTTATAGTTTTAACGCTTCGGCTTGTTACACTTATCTTTAAGCCCTGAACATACTGAATGCCTTGTAATACGCTTCCCTGACCTTTTGTAGCTGGGATTATGTTTACTCCATAACTAGCTATCTCATCTATGCTCTTGGGTTCTGCACTATCTGCTATTACAAGCGTTCCTTGTTCAGGTAAGTTATTTATAAAGTCTGCTATGCTCTTGTTTGAAAGTCCTTTCTGGTAAAGTTGTTCATCTATGATATAACCTCCATTGTATTCGTATATATCTTCTAAGACTGTCGGATCTATACTGTATCCAAAGTCTAATCCTCGTCTTATAAGTTTAGCTTCGTGTGGTATCTCGTCTATTATCTGCCAGTTTTTATAAATCTTATGCTCTAATTCTCCTAACTGTCCAAGCCCATATACTTGCCACCATTGTTTATTATGCTTATGGCTCTCTATTTCTTTTATTGTAATCTCATCTAAGGCTTCATTGTCTTTATAAGTCAGAGTTATAAAATCTATATCTTCACGCCTGCCCAGCATTTCAGTATAGAACCAAAATTCTTCACTTGGATTCCAGTCCATCCAGACTATCTTTCGGGTTCTGGTAATCAGCTGGTCAACTATGGGGTAGGGTAGGTTGTTGGCTTCGTTTATAAAAAGGATATCGCGTCTTGGTCCATGGGCTTTACCAAACTTATCAAATGATATGAATTCTAGGATTGTTCCGGTTTCAAATTTATATGTGTGGCTTGATTCATTCCAGCACTTATCATCCCAATATCCGTGAGACACCATAATGCTCTTAAAATCACGCATCGCTCCCAAATTGAGATGCGGATAGGATTCAGCCACTACTGTCATTATTTCATCTTTGGTGCTTTGTCCATAATCTATCAGCCAAACTATAATTGAGATTGTTTTACTCGCTGATGTTCCCCCCGCTACTGCTCTGATTCTCTTGTTCAGGCTGAATATCTTTTGAGTCGCTGATGTGTCCTTGAACAGATTTGTTTCCATAGATAGGTTTTACTATTTTTATTTCTCCGCTATGTTCTGTGTCTTGCTTAGGCATTCCTTCTCCCATCTTCCAAATAGTGTCTGGTGATATTTTGCTCAAAAATTCTTCTTTCTCTTCTTCAGTCATAGCCATAAACTTCTGCCTAACATAATCTTTCAGAGTTCCTTTGGGTCTGCCTGATGGATTTCCACTAACTCCTTTCTTAAATGTTCCATCTTCATTTCTTCCAGTATCTTCCCTGATAGCAGGATTGTTTTCTTCGCTCATATTACATATAAACTTTTACTACTTTTTTCTTAGGTTTCTTTTTGGGTTTCTTTTTAGGTTTAGGTGTTTTCATAATAAGAATATTTAGAATTTAGATAACCAATTGAGGCAAATTCTAATAATCCATTATAACTTGGGAGTGAAACTAAATTCTTTCTAATAGTGTTCACTATCTTTACAGCGTATGGATGATTATCAAAATCTTCTAATAATTCCCAGTAAGCTAATAATCCTTCTTGCATATCCCTCGCCCATTCTTTTATGGTTATGTCTAAATATCTTTTTGCTAGTTCTATTCTGTTGTTGTCGCTTGATAGTGAAAAACCCAACCCTATTTTACTTCCTTTTCCATAAACAGTTCTTGCTACATATTGTTCGCATTCTTCCTGTGTAGGTTTAAAGTTACCTATGTATTTCGATAGAAAATCTATTTCTTGTTGTTGCCGTTTTGATATGTTCATTTTGCTAAAAATAATATTGCTATTAGTCCTGCTCCTATTATGCCCCAAAGTATTTGATCTCTACTTAAATCTAGTCCTTGTATTCTGTTATAAAATAATACTCCGATTAGAGCGGCGATTCCTAGAAGTATAAAGCCTATTAGGTATGGTAAAAGATATTTAAGGGCGAGCCAGAGATAAGCGATTGCTGTTAGATTTGTTCCAACGTCTATTTGCACAATATTAGTGTTGAGTAAATTATTGTTGCAACTGTGAGTCCGGCGATAAAATAATATTGTCTTTGTTTTTTATATTCTCTTGATTGATATTCGTATTGAGCGGCGTCAGCGATAAAGTGCGTCAGAAGCTTTTTTAAATTAGGTTCGGGTTTTTTTACTTTTATATATATTCCGTTGTCGTTTTTTTGGCGTTTTTTAGTCATAAATAAAATGCGGTCGAGAATTTTATTTAATTAGTTAATGTTACGCCGGCAGCAGTTGTTCCATCAGTTACAGATGTATTACCTCCTGCACTACACAAGTAAGTTATTGTTCCGCTATACCAAGGCCATTGTTGATAATATGGTTTTTCAATATACCTTATGGTTTCTCGTATAGTTTCTTGTCCTTTCAGGTGCAAAATTAAATCTTTTAAAAATTTAATTTCTGCCTTTAGGCCTTCAATGGTTTCTTTTTCATCGACTGATTGCGAGCTGAAGAGAATTTCTTTAGCTTCTTCTTCTTTGAGTATTTTCTTTTCAACGAGTTTTACAACTTCGTCTACTGTTGGCTTAGTACTCAATCGCCAAACTAATTTTTTTTCAT